GTGCTTTGATTGGTTAATCTTCTACTGTCAACTCTGCAATCCATTTGTCAATTAAATGTTGTTGTGCAGCTTTTCTACCCCATTTAAGTTCACGCAATAGAACATCTAAAGGGTGTGCTGATGGTGCATCAAGTGGACTAATATTTTCTTGTTCTTTAGCTTGTTGCGGAGTGTTTACGAATAGTACTTCCATTTATTTATTATACATTTCTTTATAGTATCCGATTCCTGTGTCGTATTCTTCTATTATATTTCCATTTCTACCCAACATATTACCATCAACCCAAGCTTCTATGATCTGGTCCCTTTCTGATAAAAGTTGGTAATTAATCTCTGTTGATATGAGTCTTATTACTTCAAAGGGACTTATGTCCTCTTTTATCATTCTGTCCTCTAAAGTGTAAGTAAAACTCCTCAGCATTTGCATCGCTGTTATATTCATAACTTATTTATTTTATTAGAGGTTTGTATAAGAACTTACACTCTTTGGTTTAACAATAAATTTAATCTTTGTTATGTCGTCTGAGCTCCAATTCTTGGATCCAAGATCAAGACGTATAAAATCACACTCTGATAATATCATGGTTACAACTTCTTTTCCTGTGGCATCTAAGATCTTGACTCCTATGTTTAACTCTATATCTTTATGATTGTTTACATAGTTTATTAATCTGTGTTCCACATTAAAATCCGCAGACACAACTTCATGTTCACTTTTTAGTATACCAGATACAGAATACAGTTCAAATTCAACAGGACTCCAACCAATTGGTCCGATGTTCCCTGCGGATCCATAATTCATTAAATTGGACATTGACTTCACAACATAAGGAGGAAGTCCAAGCATTTCTACTATCATAAATCTGTTTTTTGTTGGTTCAAATATTGGTTCAAAGTTATTAATATTTATTTCGCTCCATTCTTTATGTTCGTTATCACCAACTAACTTATAGTACTTACCATTATTTTCCCAAATACAATTCCAATTTTCTTTTATTTGTGGATTATCGGGGTATGCTCTACCTGATCCGTCGTAATTTAGATTTCCTTTTTTGATTTCTTTTTTCATATCTTATTTATTTAAATTAATTATTGACATTATTAAGTAAGCAATACCTAATACGATAATACAATAAGTTGATACTACTATTAATGAATACAATACAGATCCTGTTATAACAAGTCCCATTAACCAGCCTTCTAAGAATTGTCTTATTTTTTTCATATTTCTAATTTTTTGTAGTCTCTTCTTAGCTTTTCTATTTCTTGTTTAACTTCTTCAAAAAATCTTCTTCTAGCAGATACCCCATAATCAATACTACCTTCTGGAAGTTCATTTAATATTTCATCTACTGCTATTAATGCACCGTCTTTTGGTCCGTTAGTATAATCACCATATACATCATTATCCAAATAAGATTGATAATACTTTTCTACTAACTCTTTAGCTTTTTCTTGTGGTGTCATAACTTTTTGTTTTTATTATCATGCTTAATTATTAACATTATTAGTAATACTAATATTAACAATAGAGTTGTTTGTGATATTTCTGTTATCATGCTATACAGTATCTTGTATTTCTTCTGGAATATCTAATTGATCCATGAATTCAGCATCACGTTCTCTACTCAATACTATCATTTCGTAATCATCATCACCTATCATGTCAAAAGAAGGATCCGTTTCTAATTCCTTTACTAATATTGCAAGATCCATATCATCTGGCTCTTCTTCGTATAGACATTTATGCTTAAGTTTCATGTGATTAGTGTCCAACTCTTTAAAACATATAACTGCGTAATTAATTTTCATGCTTAATAAATTGTTTATCGTTTTTAACTGTATCTTCAATGACTTTAAAACATTTCTTGCATTGTTTTATTGTGTAAGCACTCTTTTCTCCAGTTGTACTAACAGTAGTAACTTCTAAAAAACCCCAAACATGATCTTTGCATTCGCCTTTGGTTTTACGTACTTGGAACATATTATAGGTAATTTTTTAAACTGTGTACTACTTGTTTAAAGAGAAAATCTTTAGATCTTTGTTCTATTGGTAACTCATCATAAGGTACGAAGCAAGGATGTTCTTTCTTATCAGCGTCTTTAATTGGTCCGTATTTCCATCCATCCGCTTGCTTTTGCTTTAACCAGCTGTCATGAGACGCTGAAGGACTAGCGTTTGGATTGACTAAATGAAATTCAACTCCTTTGATTGCAGAAGATTTCTGCCATTCTGGTGCATCTGTCCATTCTGGTTGACTATTATCTCCGATACTTTCACAAAATGCTTTATTAATTTCGTGCGCTACTTGAGCGATTTGTGCTACTGACATGTCCATGGTTATATATTATTTATTTTTTGTTTTACCCATTTTTTTGTTAGATATTTTTGGCATTCCCCATGCACCTGGAGGGGTAGGTTCTATACGATCAATAAAATCGTATTCTTGTGCAGAATCTGCTAGAGGTTTAATTTGTTCTCTAAGAGGATTCACTGGTTCTCCATTTTCAAATGTTTGTAGAATTGGTTCTACTTCTTTAATTTGCTCTGTTGTAGTGTCATATACAACTGGTTGAGGAGTTGGTGCAACATTTTGTACAGGTATGTAATCATTATTATTTAAAACGGGTATTAAATCTGTGTCCTTTTTATTATTATCTTCTGTAATTAGTTCTGAGTAATAGTAAATAGTTATAGGTATAATAGGAGAAATAACTACCATTGACCAGAATTCTAATGTGAATCCAACTTGAATCCAATAGTACAATAGATTAATCAATGTAGAAACAACCGCAAAAAATACAGCTGTTCTTATTTTAGCTTCCATCGTAAAGATGAAGATACTTGTTTCTAAACTAACAGCAAAAACATAAGACATAAGAAAGTCCCATTGATTACCTTTTGTTCGAGATATATTCTCAAATACCCATGCAGCATGAGTAACTTGCGTTAATAACGCGAATACAATTACAAATCTTACTAACCTTATCATAATTTATTGTTTATTATTTATTTTAAATGTTTCCAAAATTGATACCACTTTTTTTTCTTGATTGATTTACAATCAGAAAATGAATTATTTGAAAAATCAACTTTATTTAAGTATTTTGAAGTTAATACATTTAAACAAACTTCGTGATATTCTTCTGGTATACCTTCGAAATCTGTTTGAATATTAACTATCATATCTATAGGTCCATCTAATGTATTGATCACAAAGTATTCTTTTAATTGTACTATTGTCGCTGATTTAACACTAATATGATCTTTACCTAATTCATAGTTATCGGGCATATCTTCTTAATTTCTAATTAAAAATAACAAATCTTTTGATTAATTAGATATTTAAATCATCAGTGCGAGTAGGTTCTGAGAATTCAGGTGGAATTTGACTAAATGTTGAGTCTTCAAATTGACTATAATTAGGTTTAAATTTATCGTCATTAGAATCATCTAAAACAGGTAAATTTGCAACTATTTGATATGCATCAACTAATTTATTTAATGCTTCCTCAATAAGATCTGAGAGCTCAGGGTGATGTTTTGAAACAGGATGCTTATATACATATCTATCAATTATGTCTGTGAATATAGCTAATCTATCCAATATTTCGTGATAATGATAACTGTCGAGTGGAATGTCTTTTTCTCTCATTACTTTTTTTTATTAGTGACCTTAATTTAGGTGATAACATATGTTTTCTAAACTCACCGACTTTATATGATACTTTCCACCATCTTTTACGTACACTCACTCGCATAATCCACGAGGTTACATACAGTAAAATTGTATAGAAAATTTTCATTTCTAATAGTAAGATTTTTCTATGCACCTTTCCAATCTTGCTTGAAGGCTGGCGATTTTAGATTGAGCTTCTATTAAATCGTTATTTACAGTAACGCTTGATTCTTTTTCTATTATGTTGGCAATTATATTTACAATTTCTTGAGGTCCAAACTGTGTCTTCCAATCTAATATTTCGCATATTTCATCTACTTGTTTCATGTAAATGTCATATAGTTCTTCTCTTTTTACGCTAATCATACAGTAATTGTTTGTATTGATCAAATGTTATTAGTTCCCCTCGATATCTTATATTCTTCATGGTTAATGCTCGTTCTAATATCCTTTGTCGAATTAATTCTTTGGATATTTCTGTTGTTTCCCATGGGTTATATAAATATCTTTTAGATTCTAAAATTTCTGAATCAAACTCCATTTTAGGTTTAAATCCTCTATCTAATATTTCTTGTCTTAATGAATTAAATCTTTCGTGAGTGTATTGTAACTTATTAAAGAAAAATTTTACGTGACCACGACCTAATGTAAACTCTTTAGGAGCTTTCTCATCATGTTTTGCCAATTTAAATACTCGTAATATCTCTCTATATTCTGCAATCAAATGAGAATCACACAATTTATTTGGAGGTATTGTATTGATACGAGTCATATATGTCTGTTATGGATATTTTAGGAATTCTATCCCAGTGTCTAACAATGTGCATTTGTTTATTACAACTTTTGCAATGATATTTTTCATGTCTATACAAACGATCTTTATTAGAATATACAGCGATCTCTATCCACTCATGTACATGCAATATATCTTCTCTAATCCTTTTTAGCTTTTTTCCTAGTAGGAGTGGGTTTATCTTTAGTAACAGATTTCTTTTTAGGTTCGCTATTAGATTTTTCATTCTGTTTTTTTGTTTTTGATTTGCTTTTCTTTTTAGACTCTAAAATCTCATTTGTAACTCGAGATACTTCTTCTTTTAATTCGCTATTTTGTAGATTATCATTTACAGATTGAACTACATTTATTAAATGAGCACGACGTTGTTCTTCATATTTGTGTTCTAAATAAGCAGCTTCTATTTCTTCTTCTTCTTTTCTACGAGCAGCTTCATCTTCAAGATCTTTTCTTAATTGTTCTATTTTTTTAGCAGCCTCTTGTGCGTCAACTTGACGAGTTTCTAATTTTTTAGACATATCAGTTTTCGGTAAAGATTCTAAATAATCAGACAAACTATTTATTGACTTACTTTTTTTCTTAATACTATGTAAAAATTTAGAAGCTTCACTTACTCTTTTAGTGTGTTTACAATCATCTATATTTTTAATACGACTTCTTATTTGAAGTCTTTCAATTTCTAAACGATTAGAAAAAATAGAAAAAATATTTTCGTAATAGAAAATAATTAATTGTGCTTTTAATTTTTGAATTAAATTAATTTTAAATTTTGTTTTCATTTTTTATTTAATTGGATTGTACATTTTAAAACCTGACAAGAGGTTTATTTCTTTTATTATTGGATTAAGTGATTGTTTCCAAATTAAAACTTCTTTCTTTTGTCTTCCGTCAGGTTTTTTATCGAACAATTCTTCTATTTCTAGAATAAGATGACCAACGGGTTTTCCACTCTTACTTAGTTTTTGTTTTGCCACGTTTTAATTGTTTTTCTGAAATTGTCATTGTAGATTGTATAGATATTTCACTAGCTATTTTAATGAGCTTTTTATCTTCTTCGTGATTAGGATTCACAACAATTTCTTCCTTTGGTTTAGATACTTTGTACTCAGATTTTGGTACGTACTTATAATATCCACTTCTAACTTTAGATTCGGCTTCTACGTCATCTACTCTAACGATAGTTCCTACCTCCATGTTCTTTAGCTTTTTAATTGCTTTGATGCACTTCATTGGTTTATTTTTTGGTTTAAAATTTCTTTGCTATTTCTATAATGGCCAATTCGTCTTCTTTTGATAAACGATTCCATTTTTTGTGTAATTTATTTAATGCGTCTTCAAATTCTGATTCTGATACTGACATTTGTTCTGTATATATACGATCACTATCTTTGATATATCCATCTTCGATCAAACAATCAATGAGTTCATCAATTTCAGTACCACTACATTCAGATAAAAAATCGTTAATTGATACTTCCATTTCTTCACAAACATCATAAGTAAAATACGGCATAATTTTTAATTTTAATTTCTTGTTGATTCTATAGCTGACATTATTCTAATAATTGTGTCTTCGTCTTTTACAATTTCACCATCATCATCATAAATATCATAACTCATATATTGAGATTCTATGTTGATATCTTCCATCATAGCAACAGTATATTCTGTATTATTTTCAGTATCTTCTACATTATATAGGAAGTCCCTTTGCATTAGTGTTACTTTCATGCTCTCTTTTTTCTTTAAGTTTTTTTAATCTATCTATTTTTTTCCAATAAGATTCTCTAACCTTAGCACCCAACTCTGAATCGTTGGGTGTTTCTAAGATTAGTTTCATAGGTATCATAAGATGATTAGGTATTTGTATCATATACTAATAAGAATAAACTGTTGAATCTAAAAATGATTTTAAATCATTATCTAATTTTGAACGATCAAAGTTTGCTAACGAAGTTCTTAACGTAGCTTTAATAGCCTCTTTCTCGTCTCTATCTTTTGTTTTAAGATATTCAAAACGTAACTTAGTTACTTCTTGGCGTTTACCTTCCACATACGATTGAGTTTCTTCAAACACTGAACGTTCTGCATTTTGTTGTGCTTTACCAACAGTTTTTGTGTAGCCAACTCCGAACCATCCAAATGCTAACGAAAGCCCCATTATTAATATTACAAATCCAGCTAAAATTCCTAAACCGATAAATACTTGTTTCATATATTTTTATATTAATTAATTGTTAAAGGAAATGGTGATACTATAACATCAGGTTCAATGTACACTGGATGAGGTTGACCGTCTTTGTCTAATAATAATACCCAGGTTCCTCGTGCATCTGCTGGCATGAATAAACCATTTGGTTCTGCTTGAGGTAAGATTAAACCATATTGACTTCCCTCATGATATACTTTCTGTGGGTTCGAATATTGCGTTGCGTAAGGAATACCATAACCAATGCACTTACCAATAAAGATCAATTTACCAGTCATGTTGTTAAACAGATATGCGTAATTAATTAACTTGTTATTATCCCTTAATTCGTAAATAGTTTTAAGGTTCTTCTTTTCTTGGTAATTAACAATCGCTGGCATACCAGTCTGTCTTTGACCTTCTTGTAAGATCTTCTCTTGTTTTTGTCTATCTATTTCATCAGCAGTTGGTTCATACTTACAACTAACTAATGACATTACTAATACTAATGCTAATAATACTTTTTTCATAACTTGTTTTTTATTTTTTTGTTTTATATAATAAAAAGTGCCTTTCGTAAATATCCAAATAATACCTGTAATTCGATGATGAGTTTTGAAGGTATTAATGATTGCATTTTGAATCCTTGAATCTTAAACCTTGAAGTTCAGTGACGATATCAATGTCTGAGTTTAATGATGAATTTCAGCCTACTATTTTTCAATTTACTACTCGGCACTTTTAATTTATTCTGTGTATCCTTTCAAATTTGTAGTCGCGTTAAAAGAATCTAATTCTTCTTGCAATACTTCAATTTGATCTTGGATTTCTTTTGCTTTGGCCACTTTTTCTGCTTCAGAAAAATCAACTACATAAACAAGAGGCGTTGAATCTGCTCCACGATATGATTGTTTTACAACACCTTCAGTTGTATTTAATCTATTGATATATCCTAAATAGGATTTCAATTCACCAATACGAAAGATCTTCTCTCTAATCGGTGCAGATGTGTTGTGAATCGCAGTCTTTAATTGAATTAAATTCTGCATTTGGGATTCTGCTAATACAGACAACTCTTTTGAATTGTAGTGTTTCTTGCTGTCTTTTTCTATTGTATTAGAGTTAGCCATCTTTTCTACAGTGGAGTTATACTCTGATACTTTTTTGTTTTTAAGCTTTAGTGCTTTTGCTAATTTCATAACTATATTTTGATAATTGATTATAAGTAAATATACGTAATCCTTTTGAAATGGTAAAATTTAATTATCTAGTATTGCCGATTTTTACAACACCGTTTTCGATAACTAAATATTCTCCCGATGTTTCTTGTGTGTCAGTAAAATAATATCTATTTCCAGTTGCTTTACCTTTAATATCTATTTTGTCTTGTTTCGTGTGTCCAACAATTTGAATAACATGCTTCTTTAATTCTCTGTCCAATTTACCAGCTTTCATTAAACTTCTTGGTCTAATCCAAATTGGTGATTGATGTTCATAATCTCCAAAACCCATCCTGTCTGCCGTATTAAACATAAATGATTGGGGTTTGTACTTGAACAAATCGTTAAGATCTGATACAAGATTCTCAATCTTCCATTCATTTATTCCAAATATGTCATTCATAAACACTTCACTGACACCTGCGTGTGTGAATAAGAACTTATCAAATTGATAAGCCATTTGCATGTGATGCTTATTCTCTTCTAGTACAATATTAATGCTTGGAGCTAAGTTAATTTGATAGCCTGAAGTTTTAGTACCATCGATTCCACTAAAATACCCATAATCATGATTACCGATTAATAAGATAACTTTTGTTTTATGTTGATCAGATTTTCCTGAATTTGTAAACGAAGTTTCTTTAAAATTAATAATCTCTTGAAAATTGTATATTTGTTCGGCTGCTGAAATTTCGTATGAATCAAAATAATCACCTAAGAAAATAACTCTATCTGCATTTTCCATGCGAGTGATTAATTTCCATACAGATCTACCGTGTACGTCAGAAATAACTACTGTTTTCATAATCTTAATTTTTATTTTTCCACAATAATTGAACCAATGTAATTACTATACACAGTCCTAAACAAATTGCCGTTTTTAACGATATTTTCTCGTTGAATAAGAAGTAACTCATCAAAGAAAATACGACTAAACCAATGACGAATCCAAATATTCTTGATGGCCACACTTGACCGTTATAATACTCTACAAATAACCGACGCTTTTTATGAATAACATTGTGCTTATCATTCCTGATATCCATGCTAACCATTGATTATTTTTTACAAATTCGTATCTAGTGGATCCTTGAAGTGCCACAAAAGATATTACTTGACCAATAAAAGAATATAAAATTGCTAGTGCTATTTTCATGATTTTTGTTACATAAAAATGGCCTCGTTGGAGGCCAAATTTAATTCTTTTATTTGATTATTTTTTCTTTTTCTTTTTGGTCTCATTCATATACTTATGCATCATATCTCCACCAACTTCATCCATTCCCATTTCATGCTCTTCAGGCGCTTTTGATCCTTTTAATAGTAATTCCTTTATAGATTTTTTAATCTCAACCATTGCGTCCAAATACTCTTCTAATTGTTCAGCATCATCAGGAGAAAGTCCTTGTTTTAGTCTCTCTATTTCCATTCTTGATTCACTCATTCTACCCTCTCTCATTTTATTACCTTCACCTGATTTAAATGATTGCTCTGGATCGTATCCATAAGCTATTGCTTTGGTCATACCACAATGGGCGCACTTGGCTTTTTCTTTGCCAATTTTCTTCCACTCATGATGAGTATTATCAGGACAGATTTCGTCTTCTGATTCTTGTAAATTGGTATAATTTCCTCTAAAAGTATTTAGAGTATTCGCGTACGCTATTGGACTAATGTAATTCATATTGATTTATTCTATCTATAAATATGCTACTCATACACTGGAGATAGCTCTTTCAACTGTCTTGCCAATTCAGGATCTTTAATTATGTTTAATTCATAATCGGATTTTCCTGTTGTGGATATGATTCCACTGTATTTTTCAGCTGTTGAATGTTTAGGACATGTTGTTTTATATCCTAAAGCTACGCGTTTTGGGTGAATTTCTTCTTGACATACTTTACACTTTGCCATAATTTATTTTTATTTAGTTAACTTCAATGTTTTTTAATTCTATTTGTTCTCCTTGTGTGTGACGATAAACTGTATTAAAGAATTCTCCCAATAACATGTAGTCTTCAGGTATCATGTGACAAAAATCGAAAGCAGGAATTACTCCACTGACTTTACCTTGTGCAACAGTTTTCTTTTCTTTGTCGTACTCAAATATTGTGTAACCTCTAAAAATGTACTTCATATTATTGATACCGTTCTATAATTTCGTGATGATCTTCTTCTAACAAAGATTTAATTGGACGCTTACGTAATAACGATAACACGTCTCTTAATTCGATGGGACTAAAATCGTTACCTTCAACTCCTACGTCCATCATTCTACCTTTACCTATACGTTGGTTTTTAGTTAAGTGAACGTGACCGTGTAAATGAATTGATCCTCTTGACATGTTATTCCAGCTCGCAATAGGAAAATGCATTAATATAAAATTTTGTTCACATCGTTCGTTAAGTAAAGGAATTCCAATATTCCACTTAACACTTAGTTCTAAGTACTTATTTACAGAACTAAATAGCATTCGACAGTCTTCTCGGTTGCTTTCAATGTGGTGATCGTGATTACCGGTAATAATGTGAACGTTCTTACACACAATCTTATTTCTAAACTTTTCAATCTGTTCAAATCCACCGAAACTCCAATCACCTAAGTGAAATAATATATCATTTTGACCAACTACTTTATTGATATTATCAACTAAAGTTTGGTTCATACGCTCTAAACTATCAAAATCTCTAAGAGTAGTTGCGTTGGTCCACTCAGTGGTCGCTTTACAAATGTTAGAATGATTGTAGTGAGTATCGCTAGTGAACCACAACTTTTGACCTTTTTCTAATTTTAACTTCATATTTTTATTTAAGTGTTTTTAATATTGTTTAATAAGAATCACTATTCATTAAAGTTGATAACTAAATAATTGTATAATTCTTTGCCATGATTGGATTCATCAAACTTATCAGAGTTTTTCAATGATTCGAATGTACGTACAGCATTATGAACAATGTAAGAATTTGGATTCTGCTCAATGAATTCTTTTGCAAACTCAAACGCACTCATTGTCCACGGAGTATTAGCGTTAGGTAATGGAATGAATATATGATCATAGTATACTATTACTTTTTTAAAGCCACCATATACAGTATCTCTACCAAATTTCTTTAAGGCTAATTCAATCGGTGTTAATTTAGGAAACACGTCTGGAAATTTATCTTCCAATTTTTTCTTCCATTCAGAACAAGCTGCACTATGAGCTGCTTTAATAAAGGGAACATCAACTTCGTAATGTTCTTTAGTAGCTACTTCTTGCGCTTTCTTTCTTTTAGGTACTAAATCAAAACAATCAGAATCTACCCAAAATTGTCCACCGTATGTCCCTTTAATTTGAATATGTCCATCACTGTTAATATTAATTATTGTACCTAACCAATTTTCAACTGTAACTTCATATCGATCATTCGCTTTTGAATTACCAATTACTGTATCTCCCACTTTAAATTTTTTATTTGTGCTCATAACATTTATTTTATTTTCGTTTTTAAATTTGTACGTTTCTTTGTATCTACGAGGTCTTACTATTGTATATGTAGCTTTTCCATAATTGTCCACTAACTTAACTAATTTTCCGTAACCAACGTCTTTGTACATGTATCCAGATCCAGGAACCAAATTCGTAGACTGGTATCCACGATTTAGGTAGCTATTAAACGTTTCACTTGGACGATTGAGTTCGAATAAGAATTTTTGCATTTCTGAATAAGTAACTCTTTTATTTGGCTTACTCTCAATGAATCTAAATAGCAATTCTTTATTAGTAACTTTGTGTAATTTCGTATTCATAACTTTTATTTTATTTTAGTATTATTAAATTATTCAGCAATTTCTGCTACTTGTTTTGTGGCCTGATTATCGAAAAATTTATACGTATTAAGAGATTTTTCTTCTGCGCCAGAAGTCTGCCAATTGTACACGTCTTGAATGAAAGGTTCGAAGAACTTAGGTGTTAATTCGTACTCCATTTCTGTGGTGTAATTAGTAGGTTTTATTCTAACCAACATTTTACTTCTCTTCAACTCTTTTACAATTTCGAAAGAATCGATGTATGTATAATCCCATTTTCCATATCCGTGCTCTAATCTTATTGATGCTGGTTCTTCATATAATTTATAATCTCCAAAAGTACCGCGTTCAACGTCCCAATCTCTCTTACATTCAATTTTAGGTTTAAGCTCACACTTAAAACCAACTTTTTTGTATTGTTCGATTTCTGCTTTCCCAATTAAATTCTTAGTATCGTAAATTGCACGATTCGTAGTATCAATCGCAGAATAGTAAACGCGTTTAGCGCTATCATATTCTTTATAGTCTTCGTACCACTTGTGCCATTCTGCTTCGATCGTAGGTAATAAGGTGGCTATTTCACCTAAGCATTTAAGATATTCTAGATCTTCTGATTCGGTAGATTTGCATCTACTTCCGTACCAACTTAATTCAACGTAACCTGTACGATTTTCTTTTTCAAGTCTCCACGGTAATTCGTAGTACAATTCGATCTTAGCAGTACTATAACTAGAATTTTCGTTAATCATAATTCTAATGTTCGTACCACTAAAAATAATTTTTTTAGCAATACCGATACTAACAAAGAAATTAGATACTTTTTCTCGTAAGGTATCGAATTGCTTATCGTAGACGTTGGTTTCGTATTCGATACAATCTGCTTTTTGAGATTCTAACTGTGCTTCTAAAGCTGTCAATGTGGTGTGTAATGTATTCATAACTTTTATTTATATATTAAAAAAATGTATATATGAGCTGCTATTTTGCTCGATCAGGGTAAATATACGACACTATATTGACATAAAAAAATTCTTTTAAAAGATTCTTTATTGATTATCAATCAGTTATGATAACTAGTTGGTTACCAATATGTGCAATTGATTGGTTTCCAATAGAGAATTTTGGGCGCATGGGGAGCTCATGGCCAGCATCAGCTTTATTGCTTATATTTCTATAAAAAGTAAGATTTTAGCTCATTGGGACACTCCCAATAGCTCAGAATTTGAACAATTTACGTATTAGATTGGTTGACTTTACAGGTTTGGGGGCCTGTGGACAGTTGTCACACAAATTTCCATAAATGGAAAGGTAATAATCACAACTCGATTCATTTTTATTGCAAGTCTTTACTTGAATCTTTTTTGGAGAAAATCTTCTTTTTTGGTTTCGTAACATTTGATTTATATTTTTCGTCCTCTTTATATTGTTTCCACTTTTCGAGTACTTCGTAAGCTTTTAATATTCTTGTAGCTTGTTGTTCTAGCTTCCTTCTTTTGGGATCCACTTATAAAGAATTATTAGGTAATTTTTTTACATACATTTTAATTAATTTCAAAGTATTGAAAATCTAAGAAATATCTTTAGTAGAAGATATTAAAAATTTATATATTGTTTTCTGTAAATCAGCTAGTGCTTGTGTATTATCTGTAATTAATTTTGACATTCTGTCTCTTTCTTCAACTAAGATTTCCATCATCTCTTGTTGTAATTTATCAACTTTCTCTTCTAATTTATCGTTTTTTTCTACTAATCTTTTATATTGGATCCACGCAAAATAACCCAATAAAAGAGCTATTAAACCTACTACGCCGTATTGCAAAAGAGATGTACTTACTACTTGAGGTACTGTTGGATTCATGTTAATTAAGCATTGAATATTTAGTATAAAGGATATGTTCCCAATTATCTGTCAAAAACTTTATATTACTAGCAGTGGGTTTAATGATTTTTCTTTCTATTAGATCCACTGATGCTTCCAAAAACGCGTGTCTACAGTTAATGTGTAGAAGATGATGAGTCTTATCGGGTATTTTTGATTCGACCATCTTTTCTAACATATCGTATACCAATTCTTTCATTCTGAGTATAAATATTTGTGTTTATTCGAAAATATTGTATTCCTTCTTTAAAAATTTAAGACACTTTTTATAATCTCTATTCTCTGTCCTTCTTGCATCTATTTCTAATGGGTTTCTATGATGACTTAAGTACTTTGACAGTATTTTATATTCATGCATACTATGTTTAACATAGTGCGTGTATTCATGTATAATAGTTTTAACAAGATCTTCTAATGTTAGATGAGCGTCTTTATTAATAAAGATCACCTGTTCTATTTCATCGTAGTATCCACAATCCTCTCCCGTATAATAATCAGCTTTTCTGTATTCAAGATATGGGTAAGGTCCATTAAGTTTGGACCTTCCGTACTCGCTTATACACCACCAAAGAATTTTGTACGCAGTTGCTCTAGATACTACGCTCTTTTTCTTTTTTTCCTCCATGATTTTAGTTAACCATTTTAATTAGTTTAGAATAAAATAAATCTTGTGATTCGTATTGCTTCATAATCTCCATTGCTCTGTACTCTACTTCAGGAATTCTTGTATTTATAGATACTCTAAACTCTTTACACCATTCTTGAAATTTAGGATCTCCCATAACTTTTTGTCTTTCTTTTTCTAGTTCTTCAAACATAACTTTATTTTTTTAATTTAATTAAAAAGCTCACATAGTTTTCCTTTGACTTACACCAATTTTTGTGAATGAATATAGATTTTGCTCCAAAAGATTTAAATGCATTCCAACTTGCTCCTATTCTCGCTTCTCCTATACATAATTCAAACCCATTATCTAAAGCCCATTCAAAACCATGTTTAAGTAATTTTTTTGAATAGCCATTATTTCTGTATTCTGGAAGAACTGTAATACTATTCACTAAAAATACGTTGTCAGAATTCCAAGATATTAGTAATTCTGCTATACAACGATTGTTAATTTTTAAATAAAATGCCTTTGAATTTTTCTCACGTATGAAAGCTTTTTTAACTTCTAAGTCCCAACCTAAATTTCCTGGATGCTGATCTTCGAATTTCTGAAGGATTGAATCAGCCGGTTTTTTACTATTAATCATTTCCATCTTGATCTTTTTTAAAAAATTCGTGTATTAAATATGCTGCAAATGATAATATACAAGCGGATCCTAAAAATACGGAATATGCTGTAATTATTTGATCTTCTATTATTAACATGATATAATTAATTTAATTCGTCCAAATCTAAACTATCTTGTAATCTGTGTAATTCTTTTTTTAACATAGTAGGAGTATCACCTTTATGATATCTAGTGTCAGGATCTAGTTCCTTAATCTGCTCAGCTAAATCTATTCTATACCCTCTATCATAGAATTCAGTTTCAATGGCATCAGCTAAGAATTGCATTTCATTTGTACCAGTTACACTTATTCTAAGATCATAGTCAGACCATTTAGTTTTATAATCCCATATCAAACAACCTTTAGTGAGGTTGTTTTTTAGATTGTGTAGCTTTCTATTTCTCACTCTAACAATAGAATTATCAGAACCGAATAAATGCAACAATCTAATTAACCACCGTGGACACCAAAAAGGTTTTGCTTTGTAGTCCATGTAAATTACTAAAGGTTCCATCGCTTTGAATATTGGACCTTCCTCTCTCCATGGAACTGAACCTAAATAACCGTACTTCTCGTAAAATGTTTTGGGAAAGAATACTACTCTTAGATCCTCTAATGTAATATCTTTAGTATGCACTGGGCCTACTTTTGCCTTTTTACCTTTAAATAATATCATAATATTTATTTTAATTGTTTAAGCATCTCTTCCAAAGAAGCAATTCTCTTATTATAAACCTTCAATTCTTCAGATGTCATACCAGCACCCATTCTATATCTCCATCTAAATTCGCAATGAAAAAATGCGGGTTTAATTGGTCCTTTCGTAAATGTATTTGGGTACTTTTTGGAACACTCTCTGTATTCTTCGTCTGTTAAGATACTTTCTACCCAGATCGGTTTTCCTTCTTGTGGATTTGCCATTATTTCTTTTTTATTAATTCAATTAATTTATTAAGACAAGCTAGTTCTGCTTCTTCGTAGGTATCAAAGTCTCTGCTGAAAAAAGGTTGAGTATCTACTCCATTACCCATCTTCATTGTATAATCATATATCCATTCATTAGGGCTATCCACATCATAAACTCTAACATCTACGAAACTCCTTAACTTATGCTTCTCTCTAAACCATCTAAATGCTTGTTGGTATAGTGGTGCAGATAATATAAACTTATCACCAATAACTAATGTTTCATTTATTCCATCAAATTCGCTTTTAGTCGCAAACTCCCAATTTTTACCATTAGTAGTAAAATAATATGCAAAACACTCTTCATCATAACCTAACTCTTTTAGCGCTAATACTTGTTCGTATGGTATAAATTCTTTATTCATAACTATTGTTTTACTATTTTAATTAATTTTTTAAGACAAGCAAGTTCTGCTTCTTCATGGGAATGGTATGGCATATTTGTATAAAATACTTCTTCCTCATTATTTTCTAATATGACGTAATCATATTTTATAGGAGAAGCTGCACCTACTACAAAAACTGTTTCTATGTATGAATATAGTCCATACTTCTCTCTAAACCATCTGAATGCTTGTTGATATAGTGGAGAACTACACGCTTTATCTAAAAAATTACTATTGACCCAATCACTTGGACTTTCATTCATACCAAATTCTGTCTCTAAAAAATACTCGGTAAAATTACTTGGTATTAGTGACGACCGATACCAACCAAAACAAGGTTCATCAAAACCTAATTCTTTTAAAGATAATGCTTGTTCGTATGGTATAAATTCTTTATTCATTACTTTTTATTTTAAAGATTTTATATGTTTGCAATCTTTGCCTCTTCCAAATCCGTGTGCAGGACACGAACACGTCCACACTCCATTATCATTTACAACTTCGTACTTGTTGCCTTTAGTACCTTCAACAAAATACTCGATAGGTTCTACTACTATCACAGGTTTCTGATAAGGTTTATCGTACACAATTGGAGTCCACATTTCTTTTAGTTCTAACCAATCGTACAGTCTGTCCACTTGTTGATAAATTCCTCCTGCCACAATGTAGATGATATTCGTACTTGGACTAGTAAAGCAAATGGGTGGGTATAAAGATTTAAATTGCATAATTATTTTTATTAGTTTATTAAAATATTTTACCAACTTGCTTGATAGTGATAAGAAGAATACAAATCGTCTTCACTAATGGAAGTCTTCAATATGTCTTCAAATATCATTATTGATCTATTAACG